GAACGACCAAGACTAAAACCAGCCTCTGCTTCTAATCTAGAGATTGGGACATTTAAAGAACGATATAGTTTTTTCTTGAAGTATTCTATATCATCAATCTCACCAAGATTAGAGCCGCCGGGAAGTGTAGTAATTTCTGTGCCTCTACCACCCTCTCGTCTTGGTAACCAAAAGTCCTCTAACATTGACATATGATTTCTATCATCTCGTATCTCACCAGTAGATGCATCATATACCAGTTTGTTACGATAACGATTCATAACATCTTTTAGATATTGTTCTGCTTTTATCTTTGGTAAGTTACCTACATCAATGTAAAAAATTCTTCTCTCTGGTGCTCTTGATATACGATAAATAACAAGTGCGTCCTCAATCATTCGTAACTGATTTACTGGTTTGATTGCTTTGTGTAGGTAAGATAATACATGACCTCTATTTTGGTCAATCAATCCACTAGGACAATATGCTATAGAATCTGGAGATATTTTAATACCCTCAGTAGTACCAGTTTTCAGACCTTTATCATTATAAAGGTAATATTCGTTTACCTTTTTAACAAGTTCTATACTAGTGCCTTGTTTCACTCCCTTACTTACTTCTTTAACTTTACGAATTTTTTTAGGGTCTATATATCTTAATTCTTGTATTCCCTTTCTGGGATTTTTCTGGTCAATAACTTTGTGATAAAATATTCTACCATCAACATACCATCTACGAAAAATATCATGGCCTTTTGTATCAAAACTCATTAGTTCTAATACAGTATCAAATTCTTCTCTTATTCTTTCTTTGATTCTTTTGGGATATGCTAATCTGTCAAGTTCAATCGCAACGGCTTGGTCTTTTTCATTTGACACAATACCCTCATTTATGATATCCTCAATAGCAGAATCACACTCTGGTTGTTGTGCTATATCACGATACCTACGAACTAAATCATGTTCAGTTCTTTCTCTACCATCAATGTCAAGAAGTTGTCCATAGAATCCACCTCCGACAGCTTCAAGAGTTCCATCTTCCGAACTAGGTTCGGTAAACTTCTCTTTGCTGCCAGAGTCTTTAATTCTTTCAAATTTGAAACCAAAAAGTTCAGCCATAATATCTCCTACTTGTTAATTAGTATTTAGTAGGTTAGAAACTAACACCTGATGGCTCAAAGTGTTGATATCTCCAAGTAATTTCAAATGTTTCAATTTCAGTTGCTTCTGCAGAACTTAAATCAATTTGCCCTATTGATACTGGAAACGAGTTTCTAAAAATATAACTTTTTAGAACTGTATCATCTCTATCTAATTGTTCTACTGTCAAGTCTGTCTGATAATCAGATGGAGAAACAAGTCCAGTATTATCAACATAACTATTGATACCATTCTGCCAAAGTTCCATAGCATTTCTTATCATAAAGTCCGTGTCATTATATACTGTAACAGACCATTGTTCTGGTGCTGGTCTGTCACCTGTAATATAAATGTTTCTACCTCTGAATGGAACTGCTATTTCTTGTAAATTTGATGCAGGTAGATTTGATGCAGTCACAAGAAATGAAGTTCTACGAACATCTAGTCCGATTGCAATGCCAGGGGGTGGTGTCAATGTTACTCTAAATTGGTTGGCTCTTGCACCACCACCAATTAGATTAGCTTTAAAATCATCTATGTTTCCCATTATTAGCCTCCTACCTCTGTAAAGCTCACCCCAGTTCTTACTGCGATAAAGTTAAGTGTTATGAAGTTGATAGACCTTGCTGGTTTGATAAAGATGTCTGCAACAAACTCGTTTCTGTCGATAACCTCTCCAGTATTATTTGTTGAGTCAGCCACGACAGAGAAATCTGTAATACCTCGTCTACCTTGAATATCTCTCAAGAAAGGCTCTACTAAATTTCTAAACTGTGCTCTTGTAAATTCATCATTGAACTCAAAGAGTTGAAACTTAGCTGCAGTTGCAATTGCTTTTTCCAGTAGTAAGAATAATCGTCTTACGTTTATTCTATCAAATGCACTTGGTTTACTTAGTGCAGTCTTGTCACCGAAAAGAACTACGCCTTGGCCAGGAAAGTTTACAACTGGATTAATTCTTGCACGATATAGTTGGTCTCTTTCAGCTTTTGTTGGGTTGTAAGATAACTTAACAGCACCTCTTACATTTCCTCTATTGAAACCTGCAGGAGAGAAAAAACTATCTGCAACTTGGTCTGTGAAAGCACAAAGACCAGCTGTATCTCCGTTTAGTGGTACAAATCTGAATACATCATTGTACTTGTCAAACATATACTTATATCCACTATCGAATACGACATAAGAAGATGATGGACATAAATCAAAAGCTGTTATAACATTTTGAGTTGCGGTTGAAGAAAGTGCAACTCCAACTGTGGCAGAACGAAAAGGTGATACGAAAGCGACACAATCTCTTCTTGTTTCTACCAATGCAGTCAACATTGTTACATGAGTATCTTGAGCTGTATTTGTATCTCCAACAATACTTGATGAACCACCTAGAACTAGATTGATATCTAGTGATTCTGTATCTTCAAACTTGTCATATGCTTTTTCAATCTCTCCAGCTGTTGTGGCGTAATCATCTGTTCCACCACTTAATTCATCTATTGTTATCGGAACAACATCTGTATATGTTGATGTTGTATCTGTTCCCCAGTTAGAACCAGCTGAGATATGGTCTGTCCAGTAGATAAATGTTGATTGATTAAAAATTACATTTGCATAATAGTTTGTACTACCTTGAGCTGTCTTTGCATTTGGATTTTTTGACATTCTTGCAAATGTTTCAATTACTGAAGAAGTTCTTTGTCCAGCAACTCCGTTATCAAATCCTGTAATGTCTCCTGTGGTATCATAAACCACGACATGCATTTCATCATTACTACCACGCCCATTTGCAGTAGCCCAAGCTGATGTGCCAGGGGCACCATCAAACAAGTCATAGAAACCCCAACGTCTTTTAATAACTGAATTGTCTGCAATGTCATTTTGTAGTCCAGCACCATTTGGGTCATCTTTTAAACGAATTGTTAATACATTTGAACTAGTATTGATTGCAGTAACCTCATACTCATTAAACTCATCAATTGCTGTAGTACCTGCAGAGTTTGAGAAGAATGAAATTAAATCACCAACATTAAAAGCCTCACCAGATGCATCTGCATCATCTACAGTTACACTTGTGGCACCAGCTGAAGCAGCACCATTCACTAAAACTGAAGAAGAACATACTTGCTCATATGCAGTTGAACTTGCACAAATCTGAACACCAATTGAGTTACCCCAAGTTCCTGCAGTCCTTGCAGTCCACTCTCCATGTGAACCTTGACCTGCATCAAATGATGCCTGATAGTGGTCATCATCTCTAATTAATATACCAGAGTTTGCACCAGCATTTAATACTGCACTCTCTGCTCTTACGACTTTTAAATTATCTGCATACTGTAAAAAGTTAGCTGCAGTAAAAAATGTTTCAAACTGATTACTATCACTTTGAGGCTTACCGAATATTTGTACCAGTTGTTCTTCTGAAGTGATAGTTGTAACAGAAGATACTGGGCCTTTTTGGAATGCACCTGCGATAGCACCAATAGAGGTTGCAACTGCAGGAACTACATTCGTTAAATCTATCTCTCTGACATTGACGCCAGGCGAAACTAAAAATGACATGATTTTTGCTCCTTAATCTTAGAGTACTCTCTTTATTTCCTTTTATTTATAAAAATCAAGTTTCTAAAAACACACTTTTATATGTAACAAAACTTATAAATAACTGTATGACAACACATTATGAAAAGTATAAAGAAACTATCAAAAAGGTTGCTCGTAGGAATTACAAAAAAAGAGTGGCTTGGTTAAACAATCATCTACAAAATGAATCTTGCGTCCATTGTGGAGAGAGTGAAACTGTTACTCTTAAATTATATCCCCATGATGTAGAGATAAGAAAACAAGCTAAAAGAGTTGGAACTAATGACGAAAGCAGAAAAGATGTTTACAAATTAATGAACCAATGTAAGGTTGTCTGTGCTAATTGTTGGATAAAACTTGACAACGATTTAATTGAATTTCTTTAATTATTGTGCTTCTCTCCTCATCTGTGTATATTGTCCAATCTCTAATTTGGTCTTGTGTTCTACCACACCCTACACAAATGCTATCTATAAGTTTACAGATTTTAACACAAGGAGTTTCCATTACCAGTTAGAATCATATTTTCTAATAACTGGTGCCCATCTTGTTCCATACTCATCCACAGCTGTTCCAATATTTTCATCTTCTAAACCATTAATTACAAATCCAAATGGTGCCATATCTTGTTCAAGTTGGTCTTGTTGCTCCATGTACATTTGTTGTCTGATATCATTATCAGTAAGTTCTTTAAAATAAGTCTGGTCTGTAACCCAACCAAAAATAAATAAACACGCAACCATATCGTCATTACAACCATCATCTGCCTCAAAAGATGAGCCTTTCACAATAAATGTGGAAAGTTCATTTATAGTATCAAAATCCTCTACGATTAGTTTATTATCCTCTACAAGTTGTTTTAGATTAGAACAACCTATCTTTTTTACAGCCTTCGTTGTCCTTACTCCAAGTTGAGCTCTACCTCCAGAGAAACCCCCACCAAGTATTTGACCAGCACGACCTCTCATAGACGCCATAATTAAGTTATCATATTCTAAGTCATATTGCAGTGCATTTGCAACTTGTTCTCCAATATCATTTACCTCTACTAATACAAATGCTTGATTATATGCTTTGGCTATCTGATATATTTTTTGTGGAAATAGTAGTGGTTTTATTTCGTTATCTCTAAATTTTGCAACTATTTTGTAAGGCACACTCGTTACGTCAAAAACAACAAATGCAGAGTAATCATTTTTTGTACCCCTAGATACATCAGCTGTAATCAAATATGTATTACCCTCTTTTGGATTTTCGTATAAATCAACACCAGCATTAGATTGTATTGGTGTTCTATATGTCAATCGTCTTAATGTTGATGGAGATATAAGGGTATCAATAGAACCTAAAAACTCACACTCAAACTCTGTGTTAAACTGCTGTTCACTTGTATTTGCAATAGTTTCTTTTTTCCATTTCTCATCACGCCCTGGCACCTCACTCCAATGAACCTCTATCGGCACATAACTATTTCTTTGTTCTTCTGCATCTGTCCATATTTTATAAAACATATTCATACCATGTGGTGTTGATACGATAATTACTTTGGTGGATTTACCAGAGGATATCGTTGGATACACAGAACTAAAAAACTGTTCTGCAACATTTGATGGTACATAAGCAAATTCATCTAGAAATATTATATTGTAACTACCACCTCTGACTGCACTAGCAGAAGTTGATGATGCCAATATCTTAGAGCCATTCTCTAATTCTAGTGAACCTTTATTCCATGACATAACTCCTTGTTGTAACCACTTTGGCATATGTTCGTATGCAAGTTGTAATCTACCCAATAAATCTCTTGCAGTTGCAGCCTTGTTTGCAAGTATGGCTATATTAACACTTGGATTAAATAATGCATAATGTAACAAGTAAGATATCATGGTTGTAGATTTACCAGATTGTCTGGGTAACTTGCAGATAGTAAAACGATTTTTATGAAAAGTTCCTACCATCTCTTTTTGAAATGGATACATATTAAAAGGTATCAAACCCTCATCAAGTGATACAATTTTTACATAAGTTTGTATGAAGTACAGAGGGTCTTCCATACATCTCTTATACTCAAGTAATTGCTTCTTAGTCCACTCTTGTTGGACATTAGCTTTCTTGAGATTAGGATTTCCAAGATATGTAACATCACTCATCACTTTTACCTTTTAGCATCTTTTGGAGTTCAGCAGTCGAACCAACAAATAATGCATTAGTAACATTCTTGGGTGCAGTATTAGGTACTTCTTTAAGTTTTCGCATTTTCTCTTGTAAATCACCCAACTTCTCCGTTACCTCAGCCACTTGTTTAATAAGGTTACCAGCAACCTCATAAGTTCTAGGATGGTCTGATTCTTTAGCAATTTCTAATATACCCTCAATTGCATCCTGACCTCTTTCAACAAGATTATAAAAATTTTCCCGCTGATATTTATAATCATTCTCTATATCATCTGCATCACTTTTAGGAATAGTTCTAGGAACTGTAATCTTGTTCTCCCTGATTGCAGTTTCTACTGGGTCAAAAACTCCTAGAGCTTTATCTACTTCTGCAAATGGGTCTTTCATAATTACTTATCCGTTCCATCTTTTGAATCAAAGTTTTTAGCATCCTCAAAGAAAGCACTTGTTTCATTGAAACCAAAATCATCATCTGCATCTGCAGTTGTGGGTTTAGGTGTGGCTGTATATCTTTGCTCTCTTGTTGGTGAAACTGGAGGTAGGTCTGTATATTGGTCTACCTGAACAGTTTTAATAACACTTGAAGATGTAACTGGGCCATAGAGATAAAACTTAGTTGTAAATCCCATAGTATAAATTATTGCTCTACGACTTTCAAAATCACCTTGATAATTATCTTCGTAACTTACGTCATTTAAAATAATAGGCACATCTCGTTTGATACCCATGTCTGCCATATCGTTAAGTGTAAGTGTGTAGTCTGGTTGAAAAAATGGTAGTATCTGTTCTACAATCTGTAAAGCATCATCAGAATTTTTTGCCATAGCATATAATGTTATATCCATATTATATGGAACGGGCATAAATTGTGTGTCCAGTTTATTTGCATTTGAACTGGAACTTTTTACCTTTTTAAATTTTTGTACACGATTCATCTTTCTAGCTGTGTCGTATGTAAGACTTCCAATCTCAAAACCTAATCTTGGTAATGTGATTGCAGTCGCTGCAGATAAAGATGGGTCTTGGTCTAGACGAGTTAAAAACTTTTGTTTAGGCCCATATGCCAATGGCACTTTCATTGATTGAATAATTGTTCCAGAGTTGTCTTTACGAACAATATTGATATTGTTAAACATTGTTCCAAAAGCAACGATTACATTTCTAACTGTTTCGTGATAAAATTGTTGTCCTAACATTATGTACTCCCAGCATCACCAAATGGATTTGATTCAGAAAAATCTAAAACTGTGTCATCAAGTGTGTCAAATAATTCGTTTTGTGCAGTCTTGTCTGTATCTGCATCTCCTACTATATAGGTTTCTTGAATTAGATATGCATCATCACCAGTATCGGCTGCATTTTCAAGAAGAATGTTTGTTCCTATTGAACTTGAGTCATCTTCGTGAACCACTACATCATTATCTTCCATCAATAATGAATCTGTGTATGTAAAGTTAGTATTAAATTCAAGTGCAATACTTTCATTATAAGCAGAGGTTTGTTCTAACGTAAATTGATGCTCTCTTGTGTCTGTTGTTAAATCTGTTTCTATAGCGTCTATTGTAGTTATTCCAGTATCTAAAGCTTCTGAACTATATTCAAAAGATTTACATCTTAATTTATATACTGGATTATTGTCTAGTTGAAAAAAAGGTTCATCATGGTCTACAAAATTAATCTCAAACATTTTTTCAAAGATTGGGTGATATATAATATCTCCCTCTTGTGGTCTATCTGCATCTGTGGTTGCAGTATCTTGTATGATATAAAACTCTTGACCACTTTCTTCTGATAATATTTTAGCACCACCGCCCTCTTCTAAAAGTATATTATTTTCACTTTCATCAGTAATAAAATATCTTGAAAGTGTTGTGAGGTTTGACACTTGAATACTTCCAGCCTCTAAAAGAATAGAGCCTCCAGTAGTATCAGTTCCATCTTCTAAAGAAATTTGACTATCAAGTTGTTGAAATTTTTCTTTGGAGACTACAAAAGTAATCTCATTTCTATTTTCTAAACCAAATTGATTTATGATTTCCTTATCACCACCAAAACCCTCAGAATCTTCAACATACATTTCTATCGGATTTGCATTTGTAAATTTAGAAAGTGCATCCTCACCTAATACAGTGTCCCTTGCAACAAGAGTTCTATCAACATAATAAACATCATGTCCATAAATCTGTATAGCCTCTTTAATTAGGTCTTTATAAAGATTTCTTTCTGCAAGTATTGAACTTTTATTGTTCGTATGGAATATACTATTTACAGCCATAATATTATCCCATCATATATTCTGGTGGTAACTCATATGCTAATTGTATCTGTTCTTCTAATTTTTCCATTTCTTCTTGTGCTTGTTGATAGATAGTTTCACCATTCATGGTAACCCCACCTAACATTTGAACACCATTGAACTTTGAAAGGTTTGCACCCCATTGTCTTTTGATAAGTGCAGTCGCATATCTTTTTAAGTAAATGTCATCAAAGATATCTGTATAAGTTTCTGGGTCAAGTTTTCTATAACA